CAAGTGCATCAAGCCCTGTTTCTCGATCCGGTTCAACATCAAGTCTTTCTTGAAAACCATCTTAATTCCGTTTACCATAGCTATTTCCTTTCTACCCTCGTTACCTCCGGGGTGGGATCTCGTCGTATTATTCGCAGATGCCGTAGAAGCCGGGAGCCGGTACCATTCCGTCACTGGTGTGGGCTTCGATATATCCGTAGGGTGTTTTCAGCCGGAATGCTTTTCCTCTAAGGCAGTCCGTGTCGATGTACAGGGTGCTTAGGAGATCAAACGCCTGATCTTCGCTGATCTCAGCACTTACATAATCCCGGACTTTCTCGCTGTAGGTGAATTTGGTATATTTCATAATTTTCCTTTCTGCCATCGTAACCTCCGTGACGGGCGTTAACTCATTTCCGGTAGGTTTCTTCGATTGTGCCGTTTTCCCAGTAGGTGTTAATTCTGCACCAGTTATTGTGCTGAACGGTAGTTACCCGGAAAAACCTTTCGCCGTTGCTGCATCCGGCTTCGATTATCACGACCTCGTTATCCTCGTTCTTGCCGGTGATGGGGAGGGTTTTGCCGTCGGTCATTCTTTCCAGTTCGATAAACTGTGTCATAGTCTGTTCCTTTCTCCCCGTCGAGCCGTTAGGACAGCTGGTATAAGTTTCGTGCAAGATCCGTGCAAGTTCGGTTTAAGCTGCAGGAGTAAATGTGCTTGTCAAGTGCTTGCGGCAGGTTTTGAACTCTGCGCCCTTAAGTCCAAGCCGGTTTTTGAGTACCCGGTTCATGAGGTCGCCTTTCTGCTCTTGGGTGTAGTGGGAAACCTCTTTGAAGTACAGCCGATCGGTGTCGGTTTCAATCGCCCAGGCGCTCATTGCCAAACAGAACTGCACATAGGCCTTGATCTTGCCGGCGTGGGTGGTGCCGTTGAACAGCCGGAACTCAACCGTGCCTTTGGTGAAGTATGCGTGAAGGTTTACACCGTGATACCGGGTGGAGTTGTAGTGCTGGTGATCGATGCCGCCTGTGTAGTTGTCGTTGGCTCTGCTGTACCAAGTAGCTTCCATGCTACCGTTGGACTTGACGGTGTTCTTCATTGCCCGGAGAAGCTCGGGGGACATTTTCTGACACCAGCGGTTAGCCCGTGCACCGATCTGTAATGCTTCGTAGAACAGATCCTGTCTGCCGGTGGCGAAGTTGACCAGCCGGGTCAGGCTCTCCGGGGTGTGGTTCTTTCCGTCCACATGGACATGAATACCACAGGAGCTGTTGGAGATCGCACCGGCTTCCCGGAGCGCCCGGACGATGTTCTGCAGATCGTCAAGATCTTCGTACTGGAGGATGGGGGTAACAAGTTCGCAGGAGTAGTCGTGGCTGGCGCTAACCGTGCGGCCGTCGACCTTGCGCTGAGTGTGGATAGATGCGTCGGACATTGCTTTCCATGTGCGACCTTTGCGATCGGTAGCGCCCCAGGTCTTGTAGTAGGTGCCGAGGTATCTGCTCTGCGTACCGAAGTAGGTTGCGATAATGCCTGCGGCTTGCTCACGGGTGATGCCGGTTAATTCGATTTCCACGCCGTAGTTCTGTTCCTTGATCATTTCTTTTTCCAACCTTTCACGATGATAACGATTGCCACAATGCTTACAATGGAAATTGCGATGTCGATAATAATTTCTGCCATATCAAACAGTCCTTTCGAAAGTTTATATTGACAACAGGCTTCTTTTGTTTTATTCTTTTCTTGCAAGGGGAGGTTTCCCTCCCCCTGCCTTATTCGAGAAGCCTGTTGACTAAGTCAATCAGCACTCGGATAAGATTGAGGATTGCGGTAACCAAGACAATCGTTTGAAGGGCGCTGTCTTGGTTGCCCTTTTTCTTTTTCCGGGTTTTCTTTGCCATCAGTATCACCCCCTTTCTGTCTATAATTATAAACCATTTAGTTTAATTTGTCAACCCTTTATTTTAACTTTTTCGTATAAATTTGAAAAAATTTATTTGACAAACCAAACTAAATGGTTTATAGTAGTGTACGAAAGGAGGTCGTTTTATGACCGCAAGACAAATTATCGAAATGGCAGTAGCATACTGCGGTATCACCAATTCCGAATTGGCACGACGGCTCGGCTGGTCTCCGCAGCTGCTCAATAAGCGGCTGAACACCGGCAAACTGACAGTCGAGGAATGGGAAACCATTGGCAAGGCTTTGGGCGGATCTGTGAAGATCCGGTTCGTGATCGACGGAAACGAGGTCGGTCTGTGAGAACAAGGAGGATCCGAAGACGGTATGCACTTGTCGGCATTTACGCAATAATCAACAAAACGAATGGCCGTGTCTATATTGGCTCCAGCAGCAATCTGATCTCCCGTTTGGCAATGCACGAACGGGCGTTGATCTCCGGAAAACACCCTAACACCGAGATGCAGCAAGACTTTGATGCCAACTGTCATTTTGAGTTCGACATTCTCTCTGTGGGCCGTGCTGATCGGCGTGGCGAACGGACGGTGCTTTCGAGAGGAGAGAGGTTGGATCTGTACACCTTGGAGTCAAAGTACATCGAGGAATACGACGCCATCGGTTCCGGCTACAATCAGCAGCCGATAAGTAAAAACCTTCAGAAACAGAAAAGACCCGGACTGTGAATAGTCCGGGCTTTTGGAGTATGTCTATCGCTTGCTATGTATGTGCGATCCAGTGCGTGTCTTGGTCCTGGTGTCTTTGTTTGGCTCCCGGACGATCAGATCTGAAAGCTCACAGTCCAATGCTTCACAGATCAGGTCAAGGTGCTCCAGGTTTACACGCTCGGCAATCTCATGGTACATATCGTTTATCGTTGACGGTCTGATACCTGTTGCCCTGGCAAGGTCTGCTTGCGTCCACCTCCGCTCGCCAAGCCGGGTGGAAAGTAAAATCCTAATCATAGCCATGCTCCTTTGCGGTTAATTCTAACAATTTCATTCTAATTCCGCAGTCATTTGTTAGAAAATAACGCATTTCGTTAGAGCAGTACAAAAAAGGGCTGTCTGCGAGATCGTGATGATCCCGTAGGCAGCCCTCTTTTTATTCGCTGTAAAAATGCGCTATAATGCTGCACCAGAATGAACCTCAAAATGAACCGCAAAAGGTGGGCGTAGGGCGTTTGCACCTCAAATGAACCTCAATTTTTTCGGTTTGTTTCCGTCAAGTTCCGTCAAACTCGGTTAAAAGAAAAAACCCAAAAACCGTTGCGGTTCTTGGGTTTTTTGAAAAAGTGTTGGGAAATCAGCGCTTGCTGAACTGGGGTGCGCGGCGAGCTGCCTTCAAGCCGTACTACTTACAGCCAAGCATAAAAAGTTCCCTAATACCAACGGAAATTCCGTTTTGATTTCAAAATGAACCTCAAACTGAACCTCAAACTGGGTTATCCTGAAAAGCCATATTCACTTTGGAAATGAGATCCTGCGGCCGGTTGTAGGTTAGGTGCGCATAAATGTCCAGAGTGATCTTTGCGTGCTCATGACCGGCGAGGGCCTGCACCGTCTTTACATCGACACCTGCCAGAAGTAGGTTTGTGATGTAGGTGTGGCGCAGCTGATGCGGTGTTACATGGAAGTCGATGCTGTAAATGACATTGCCGTTGTGCGCTGCGGCTTCACCAAGCACCGGCTTGACTACATGCGCAGTCTTTACGCCTTCCTTGTATCGGTAATAGGTCCGTTCCTCGGCTGTCCGTGTGCTGATATACTTCCATAGCCGCTGCCACTGCGTTCCGGACAGCGGCTCCCCGTCCCTGTTGGCTATGACATAATCGGAGATCGACTTTTCCTTGACCTCACGAAGATGGTCCACCAGCTGTGGCGGTATCGGAACGGTGCGCCGGGAAGCCTTTGTTTTCAGATCGTGCGTAACCACCGGGCGATTGTTCTCGATGTGCCATGCACGGTCCACATAGATGTGTGGTGCGTCGTCGTCGAGGAATACGCAATCCCATTGCAGGCCGAGGGCTTCCTCCCGGCGCAAGCCGGCATAAAGGCAGATCATCACAAAGGTGTACGGTGGCAGGCCACGGATGGCATCGAGCAGCGTTTGCACCTGCTTTGTTGTCAATGCCTTTTTCTCCTTGGCGCTCTTGCCGCCCTTCGGGTTTAGATCCTCACAGGGCGAACGATCAATGACGCCACTTTTGTATGCCGAATAGAAAATGGCTTTATAGAGCATTTGCACACTTCGGTATATGGAAGCGGATTTGTCTGCCGCTTTGGTGATCGCCATATTAACATCATCCGGGGTTATGTCTGCCATGTATTTATCCCCCAGCGGCTCAATGATGTAATTTTTCACTTTTGAGGTATAATCCACCATCGTTGTATTACGCACATGGGCAGATCTCATAACGAGCCACTTTTCTGCATACTCTTTGACGGTGGGGTTATCCCGGCGAAACACAGCTTCCTCGATCTGCCGTTCCGCTTCCTTGATCTTCATGGTCAGCTCGTCCGGATCCTTGGCATAGAGGGCAACATACTTACCGTCGCTGTCCTTGATCCGTTTGCGATATTGATTCCGGCTCGGTACCCATTCGTAGGTTGGCTTCTTTGGGCGGGCCATCTAAGCGCCTCCTTTTCTGCTTGCGCCTTTGGCCCTGGTATGCTATAATAGCAGAGCAAAAAGCGCCGATCTGTGAGAGGGTTGGTATTTGCAATAGCCGTCCATGGTGTTGGTAGCGCCGTGGGCGGCTCTTTCTATTTTAGGATTTCTAATTAAGAGATTATCATAGCTTTAGCTATAGGTTAGCATTAGATTAGAATTAGAATAGAATAGCTACGCGCGCACGCGTATGACGCGCACGCACGCACGCGCGCGAGGGATTCACTCTTTTGCAAGTTTAACAGCTGTACCGATTCCGCATAGATTCATTCCGTTCATTTCCATGCTTACAGCAATAACCGCATCTGCACCAAGTTCAGCTGCCTGCTGCTCCAGGACTTCGCACACTCCGTCAACGCCTGCTTTCCATCCTCGCTGCGTTGCCTTGTTCCCTCCGGGAAGTGCTGCAACCACAGCACCGGACACGATGCCGAGATAGCTGGAGATCTGACGGCCTTCAATATTGGGGGATGTTGTAATAATCATAAAGCACCTTCCTATATGTGATTGCGCAAAGGATCCACCAAGGGATCCCCTATACATTATAGCGCATGTCGTTGTCAGTCGAATGTTATATTTTTTCTATTTTCCCAAAACGGGAATTTTCTATGCTATAATGGGCTTGCCGGCAGTACCCACGAAAGGAGAAAAGCTCTATGAAACAGGATCAGCCCAAGCCCAGTCTGAAGGAGATCTTGGCAGCGGAATTGTTTGCCAAGCTGTCGGAGTCTGCCCAGGATGTGATTATTGAACAGCTAAAAGACCTTTTATCGAAGCAATGATAAACGCCTGCTGTTCTTCGTTCAGCATATCAAAGAGTTCAATATACTCTGCCTTACGCCCATCGCTGTTTGCAGCGGTGGGCGTTACGCTTCTTTCCATAGGAACATCGTAGCCCATCAGCCATGCTTCGGAAACATTGAGAGCCAGGCCGAGGATAGTCAGCTTTTCCTGCCCGGGCTCAGTCTTTCCGGACACATACTGGCTAAGAGTGTTTTTTCCAAGGTTCACACCATATCTCTGACAAAACGGCTGCGCAGCACGAACAATATCGGCCTGTCGGATCTGCCGCTTTTCCATAATTTGTTGTAGACGTTCGCTTGTTGTGTAAGGCTTCATAGCTTTGCCCTCCCTCTTGATATGCCAATAGTATACACCACTTTGAATAAAAGTTCAACAGCAAAATTAAAAAAGTTCTAATTTTTTGAACTTGCCTATTGCATTTTTGAATTTAGTGTGTTATATTGCTAACAGGTTCAACGCCTATGAACTTGTACGAAAGGAGGAAATCACACATGGCGTATGATTATAGCAAGCTGAGCGGCAAGATCCGTGAAGTGTTTGGCACCAACGGAAAGTTTGCTAAGGCTATGGGACTGTCTGAACGCACTGTTTCTTTGAAAATGACCAGCAAGGTTGGTTGGAAGCAGGAAGAAATGGACAAAGCTATGAACCTGCTCGGCGTACCCTGTGAAGAAGTAGGCACTTATTTTTTTAAGCAAAAGGTTCATAGCTAATGAACTACCGGCGTGAAAGGAGCACAAGTATGGGTACACTACTGACCCGCAAGGAAGCTGCAGCACGGCTCGGCATTTCTGTTGACACGCTGGACGCAGAAAGAGCCAGTGGGCACTTGGCCTACATACAACGGAAGCCGGGCGGCAAGGTTTGGATCGCTGAGGAAGCGATCAATGATTACTTATCCAGAGCGACACACCCTGTACGACCTCCGGTCAGAATGACCAAGGAAACATACAGGAACCGTCGAGCCTGAGAACAAGCGCACAGCGCAGAAAGGAGTTGAGAAGCTATGGCATATTACAGGCGCTGCCCCTGCTGTGGTGCAAATAACGACCCCAGCGAGATCTGTGATTGCCAGGGCGAGGACAAAAAGAAAGAGGCCACCCCCGTCGCACCGGGAATGACCTCAGGCTTTACACCCATTCCATCTTACCAAGGGGCAAATCAAAAGTCAATCTTTGAAAGGAGAGATGCCCTTTGGCGGACAATGATCTGAGAGATCTCCGGGTGCAAAAACAGCTGCCGGTTAAAGAGATGGTCGAGGTTGTCCGTGCCCTGTATCCCAAATTTGACAAGACCGTACAGAGCAAATGTGAGAATGGCAGCTCTTACGGCATAGTCCTCCGTCCGGATGCAATGGAAGCCCTTTACAAGCGGTTTGCCCCAGAGATCCTGGAGGGGCGCAGGCTGGCCCGTAAAGAACGCCATAGATTAACCTGTCGTATATCTGCCCGGTTGGAGAACGACGATTATGCGGCGTTGCAACGGCACCTAAAGGCAGATGGGTACGCAACTATGCAGGATCTGCTTACTGATCTTGTGCGGCGGTACTTAAAAGCAAAGGAGGATGCTGAATGAACATCCCCGATCACCCCGTTATCCGGAATATGGAAGCCACCGGCACGCCGGACGGAAAAGCTGAGCAGTACCCTCGGTGCCCCGCCTGTGGCGAGGAATGCGAAACAGTATTCCGGGATCGCTTTGGCGCATACATCGGCTGCGACGTGTGCGTGGAAACAAAAGATGCGTGGGAAGTGGATGCGTGCTTCCCGGAAAGCGAGGACAAATGAAAGGTATTGTAATTACCCCTGAGAATGTGATCTCTGTCCAAGACTTCGGTGATCCGCTGTATAAGACAGTCGGCGCAGCTGTTGGTGGTGGCATTGAGATCGTACACCCTAGGTTACTGGAACAACCCTTTTGCATGATCGTAGACGACGAGGGACTACTAAAGGAATACCCCTTGAATGTGGTCGGTAGTTTCCTCTATGAAACACTCAGCCACGGGTGTCCGATTGTCGGCACGGTCGTGTTCATGAAAGAAGGGATCCGAGACGGAGAACCGGATATCATCGGCCTGTCCGATGAAGATGTCCAGTACTTAACTGATAAGTTTAATCACTTTTTCAAACTGAAAGGAGAAACTACCCCATGATTATTAAACCCGAAAAGCTGACTTTCGCTGATAAGAAAGTCCGTATCCTGATCGCCGGCTTCCCTGGAATTGGCAAGACCACTCTGGCACTCTCTTCTCCCGATCCGCTGTATGTCGATGTGGACCTTTCCGCTGAGCGTATCAATCGTGAGGTGCTGAACCTTGCGAAAGGTATTACTCAGCCCCGGGATTACAAGGAGCTGCGGCAGGATCTTGGCCTTGGCTGCACCGAAATGGAGCTGCAGGCGGTGAGAAACAGCCTTGCGGACTATAAGACCATTGTCGTTGATACTGGTGGTAAGCTGCTTGCCATCATGGGCCAGTACGGTATGCGGATCGACCCCAAGTATGGACGGAAAGATGGAAGTCTGTCCTTACAGGGCTATGGTTGGCTCGGTAAAGAGTTCCAGCGCTTCCTCGATCACATCATCTATCAGCTGGACAAGCACATCGTAATCGTATTCCACACTGTTGAGGAAAAGGATGGCGACGACACCAAGCTGCGCATCAAGGCAGAAGGATCCTCCAAGAACTCCGTGTGGGAGGTTATGGACCTGGGCGGCTTCGTGGAAATGCGTGGCAATCAGCGGACCATCGGCTTCTCCAACTGTGAGCGTTACTTCGCCAAGGGCACCCGTGGCATTCACGGTGTTTACCCCATCCCCGAGCTGACCCCCGGCACGCCTAACGATTTCCTCACCAAACTGTTCGAGAAGTACAATGCAGTATCTGCGCAGGAAGCGGAGAAAGCCGCAGAGGACAAGGCTGCCTATGATGCCGCCATGACCGAGGGCTACCAGCTGATTGCGACGGTCGTCGATGCAGATACCGCAACTGCTGCGCTGCACGGGATCAAGGCAATCAAGCACGCACTGACCTCCGAAAAGGAACTGGGTGCTGCTTTCAATAAGCAGGTCAAGGAACTGGATCTGATGTGGGATAAGGTGCTGAAGCAGTACACGCCGAAGCCCAAGGAGGATAAGTGATGGAGAAAGCTGGAAAGCCGAGAGAAAAATCCCCCTACGCAGGCATGGTTGTCAAGACAAAGCCGGATGTCGGCATCGACCTGACCTCAGGAAGATCCTTGGGTGACCTCGAGTTTCACATCGAGGATTGGTGGGAAAATGTTTCCGGCCAGTCGTGGATGAACTCGGATGGAAATCCGGCCGCAATGAACTACGCTTTCCGCATTGGTATGGGTGGCGGTAAGGTGCCGCTCGACAATGAGGTGCTTTACGGGAAGATCGGTTGGTTTGGCTATCTCTTCCATGTATCGGAACTCTGTTTGCCGGAGGTGGGTTAAGTGGCTCGTTATCTCATGACACATTCCCTGCTCTCGTCCTGGATGTATTGTCTGAGAGAAAACCCCTACGAGGATGCGACCACCGAATCGGATCCTATGGGTGATTTCTTAAAGGTCCTGCGCCGGGAGCCTACCGAAACCACCGAAGCTATGGCTAAGGGCATCGAGTTCGAGAACCTGGTTGACGATATTGTAAACGGCTTCCACGACAAGACGCACAACTGGTACGATGCAGCGAAGCAGGTGGCAGATCGTGTGCGTGGTGGCGTTCCACAGATGAAGATCAACAAGGAAATTGTCGTAAACGGATTTACCCTTGTGCTCCATGGACGGCTTGACTGGCTGAAAGCCGGTGAGATCGTCGATGTCAAGTACACCGGCAAATACGAAAGCGGCAAGTTCTTTACCAGTACGCAGCACCCTATGTACTTCGAGTTGGTCCCGGAAGCGAACAGCTTTACATATCTTGCCAGCAACGGCAGCAATGTGTGGCCGGAAACCTATCGCCGGGATGAAGCGCAGGATATCAAAACGGTAATTGCGAATTTCCTCGACTGGCTCGTGGCTACCGGACACATCGAAACCTATAAGAAGCACTGGGAGGCACGATGAAAGGGCCGATGCGAGGGCGCTTGGTCGATATGTCTATCGGCCTAAACCGGAAATACCGAATTACCGTGGAGGTAGATCGGGACTTCCGGGAGGACTACGAAAAGCTGAAAGACCAGGATCTTGACATTGAGATCAAGAAGCACCGGGACAAACGATCAAAGTCAGCCAACGCATACTTCCATGTACTGGTCAACAAAATTGCTACCGTGCGTGGTGGCAGCGAAGAATCTGTAAAAAAGAGTTTGGTTATCGAATATGGCGCATTGGCAAAAGACGAAGATGGCCTAACGGTAGGGTTCAAGCTGCCGGTGTCTGTGGATGTTGATACGGTCCACCCCTACACTAAGTGCTTTGATACCCGTGAGGAAGGCGGCAAGATGTTCCGGTGTTACCTGGTCTACAAGAGGACACGATATATGGACAGCAAGGAAATGGCTCGACTGATTGACGGCGCTGTCGAGGTTGCCCGGGAGCTGGGCATTGAAACCGACACCCCGGAGCAACTGGCTCGGTACAAAGAGGAATGGAGCAGACAATGAAGCAAGGTCGATTTGTCAGCTGCCCCTACTGTGGACAGCAAGCGGAATATGTCGATAGCGCCGTGATCTACGGCAGAAGCTACGGCATGGTTTATCTCTGCCGCCAATGCGATGCCTATGTTGGTGTTCACAAAGGAACCGATCAGCCCCTCGGCAGATTGGCAAACCGGGAGCTGCGCCGCTGGAGAAACAGGGCACACGCAATGTTTGATCCCCTGTGGCAGAAAGGGCGCTTCCGGCGCCGGCGAAACGATGCATACGCATGGTTGGCCGAAAAGATGGGACTACCCAAGGAGGAAACCCATATCGCTATGTTCAATGTACCCCAATGTAAACAAGTAATCCAAATTATGAATGACGAGAGGAGACAGTCAAATGAGTATTGTTAATTCTGAAATTCCCGAAGAGGGTGTGCTGGTGGAGGAAATGGTTACCATCCCGCTGGCGCTGTTTGAAGAGCTGGTTCGTGCCGAAACGGAGAGGGATGTCCTGGAAGCGACTATCGAGAACGGCAAGTATGACGCCG